ATCTACTCAGTCCACAGCAACTCGGATTGTTATTTAGAGAACTGCAAGTCCCCAATCTCATCGCAACAGAGAAGTCGGGTCAGGTAGCCACCTCAGGCGATGTTCTTGATGAAGTTATTAAAAAGGCGAGCGAGAGCTTTCCCTTTATGGATAAGGTGAAGCGTTATCGTATGCTTGGGAAGTCCCTTGGGCAATATCTTATTCCCTTTGTGGAAGATATTGCAGAAGATGGAACGCTCATGCCTAAGTTTGATCAGTTTGCCGCTGATACAGGTCGTTTCTCGTGTAAAACTACTAGTGACCCCAAAAAGACAAAAGATGGTGGTTGCCGTGTACCCTTTCAAGGCATCCCTGCCACCTATGATCCTACGAAACCTGAGTGCATCTCAAACCTCCGTAAGTGCATAGCGGTGAGACACCCTGATTGGTATCTCGCCGCTATCGACTACTCAGGTGTTGAGCTACGACTTGTCACCAATCTCTCAGGCGAGCCAAAATGGATAAAAGCATTTTTTGAGTGTTCAGAGTGCGGGAATCAGTTTCCAAGAGAAATGGACGACCAAGGCTTTAGAGCCGCACCACCTCCTGTTTGTATTTGTGGTTCGGATAAGATTGGTGATTTGCACACCATTACTGCCGTAGCCTTCTATGGGGAAGCCTCTAAATCTCGCCCTGATTGGAAAGCCCTTCGTGGTAACGGCAAAGCCTGTAACTTCGCTCTCTCATATGGCGGTACAGGCAAAGCAGTTCAACGCTCCATCGGCTGTAATGAAGAGGAAGGGAATGAAAAGTACAAGGTCTTCACCAAGACCTATGATGTACTAACTGCCTGGTGGGATCATCAGCATCAGTTCGGTCGTAAAAACGGATATGTCAAAACCGCTATGGGGCGTGTACAACCCCTGCCCTCCATCAAGGATAAAAACTTCCGTCATCGCTCTAAAGATGAACGCAAGGCGGTGAATGGACCCGTTCAGGGAACCTCCGCAGATGTCACTAAACTCGCTATGAGCCTCATCTACAAGACGGTTAAAAAGAACGGATGGCTCGACCGATTTAAAATGATCCTCACCGTCCACGATGAAATAGTCTTTGAAATCCACAAAGACCTTCTGACTGAGGCAATCCCCGTGGTCTGCGAAATCATGACCCGCAATAAAATCATCCAACGCATGAATTGGGATGTCCCCCTACTTGTCGATGTTGAGCTAGGTAAGGATTGGACAGTCCCTGATAACCTACGCGACATTCAACAAGGTGAAGGTGACCCCGAACTTATCCGTATCTTCGGTGGGAAAAAGCCTGAGCCAAAACCCAAAGCCCCTCCCAAGCCCGCTGAACCTCCAAAACCCACCTATGAGTTAACTGAACTATCCGAAAAGTCTGCTCAAGATGTGGCTTATTGGATAAAGTCGCAGGCGGGATTATCTTTTGTCGTTAAATATCAGGGCAGGGATATATCCGCCCTTTTCAGGCCTAGCTAAACCTTCTCCCCAAAGGGGGGAAAGGATAATCCCCCCTCTATGAAAAAAGACCTCTTCTCCGCTTGTTTTGAAGACGCTAAAAAAGCTGATCCCTCTGTCACCAACACTCAGGTACAGGAAATCTTCTGCCGTGTGTGCAAAAATAGAGAGTGCGGTAGGGCATCTTGGGCTACTTCAACTTGGGATACACGCATCTCCACTCAGGTAGACCGACTTATCCTAAACCCTAATATCACTTCAGCCACGGATAGCTCTCGATGGCAAGGACTATCCAATTTCGAGAACTTCGTAGAGCCCAATAAGATAGAAGTGTGGGGGAACACGCCCAAAGAAACACCCCCCTTAATTATAATAGACCCTAGCCCAATTCCTCCTCAGGTCCAACCGAATACTTCGCAGGTACAATCGCCTAAGGCGAGTGCTTTTAATACGCCACCACCTAATGGAAGCCTTCTGCTAGGTGGAAACACACAACCTAAACCCGATCCTTGGGCTGCCCCTACACCTAAACTAAAGGTGGGGGGGACTTTCAAGATGGGAGGATAATATGATAGAACTAGTTATTACTCAGATGTATCGAGACGGATATAAAGTAGTAGTCCCAACCCAACTGAAGCCTAAACTACGCTTACTGCCTTATGTAGATAAGTGCGTCTACACAGACCCCGAAGAAATTAAAACAGGTGATCGCTTGGTCTTTGTTGATTGGGTCAACTCGACCGATACCGACAAGGCGAAGTGGATGAAGCACTTTGTATCTTGAGTGGAAAGTGTCCCCGCAGGGCTTGATACCCACCGACATACTCTTAGACTTCTTAGCTAAGAAACCCGAAGCTATCCAAGAAGCCAAAGATTGGGTCAACAGGAACGGACGGATTATCCTATTTACCAAGAGCAAAATAAATGGGGATGAGGATATTTGGGTCACAGATCAGGGTGAGATAATCCTGCGTACCAAGAACCATTGTAAAATCCCTCAACTCAGAATCCTCGCCTTTCATACCAACATGGATGTCTACCGACAAGTCTTAGCTCTCGGACAAGACCTGAACGAAGTCATAAATTTGTTAAAAAAACATGAACCCTTGTTTTAAGGGTATTATAAGGGTACTTGAGGGGTTATCAACCCACCCCCCCTCTTTGGAGTTAGTCATGAGTGCAACCATGTCTCAGCGTATCGCGTCCCTTAAGAACCTAATCATCGAGATCGAGAGCGATGCTCAGAAGTCCGACAACGGCAACAAGGCAGCAGGTGTCCGTGTCCGTAAGGCTCTTCTTGAGGCTGTTAATCAGATCAAGGATGCTCGCAAGGCTTCTCTTGAGGGTCGTACAGAGAACGAGTAATACCCAACAAGATTAAGTGCCGAGACAAACCCCCCTTGAGGTTATAAGTCCTCAAGGGGGGTTTGTCTTTATAAGACACCCCAAGAGCCATCCCATAAGGTGTACTTCACTCGACTAAGCTGGCTAGCCCTTATGTGTTTAAGACAATGAACACAAGGTCTAGCCATCGTTGTGGAACCATCCTTTAAAAACCTCAAGACCTCAAGGGTATCCCCAGGTTGGGAGAACCTCAAAGCGGACATCTCAGCATGAAGTGTACAAACTACCGTACCATCAGCCGCTATTCTCCTGAACCTAGGGTGTGTCTTATCTGTGTTCACTCCAATATAGACAGGCTTACCCCTTCTGTATAGCACACAGGCTACATGATACTTCCCCCCATTCGACAGGGCTAATTCCATAGCTTGTTTATGTATGGGTTTCATCTGTCTCACACTAAGGTTGCCATATGGATATCTCTCGGGTCATCCAAGATTGTCTTGACCTCACTTGGACTCCACAACAAGCCCGCGTTAGAGTTATAGAGTACAACCCCGCAAAGGAATCCCTGTCCTTATCTTTTGAAGCACAACTCACAATCATCCACACCCACCACACAATATCCATTTCAGCCCACAACGCATACTACACCTACATCTATACCTTCTTCCCCAAAGGTAAACCAAGAAATATAAAAGGTAACGGACTAGTCCACCACCAACACGACTTGGACACACAACTAGACGCTTTATTGTTGGAAGTTATCCGTGAGGCAGCGGAACACGCTACAAACTCTACGAATATCAAAATCCTAAAAGCACTTATCCAAGCTCAACCCAACAAGTCCTTCCTGCGGAGGATATATGATAGGCTCTGTCACCGATAGTCTGATCTCCCTTTTTCCCCTCATCTATCAGAAAGTATCGAGGTTTAAAATGTGGGACTGTTTCTATAGTGAAGAACTGCTAATGTGTGTCTGCATTTTGATTGATACACTCACTCTCGCTTAGAATTCAAAGAACATGAAAACATACGCTTTCTTATCCAATAAGTCGCAGCTCTCCGAAAAAGATGTTAGACGGATACCCAAACTAGCCCTATTTTTATCCAATAAGGGTTTCACGCTGTGTACTCGAAATGAGCATCCCGCTGAAATGCTCATACAGGAAGCAACACCTAACAAGGTCATCCTAGAGCACGGCGTAAACTACTGCGGATACTTTTCCGATAAAACACTTAAACTAGGCTCCGAGATTTGTCCTATTACCCTCAATACGCCTAGTATTGAGATATCCAACAAGCTCAAGAACATCCTTCTCCTTGAGGGGCGAGACTTCTTTGTTTATCTAGCAGACACTCCCGATGAACATCTAGCAGTCTCACTTAGTGCCGCTTCCTCCTTCGGCATCCCCACCTATTCCATGTCTACTCAGGAAACGGAGTTGGCTCTGTTTCTCAACAGCCTATAAAATCGTAAGGGATTTGACCCTTGGTTTTACCCTTGGGTCAAATCCCTTACAACACCACGCACACCAACCTAGGGCTGGTGGCTCTGCCCACACGGAATTATGCAGGTCAGAGTACGACCAACAGGACTTGAACCTGTGACATTCACGGTGTAAGCGTGACGCTCTACCAACTGAGCTATAGTCGCATCTCCACACTTATACCAAATTTAAATTCTCTTTCAATCTTTTTCAGGTTATCCGAACTACAAATCCGAATCCTTTGGGGGTTTTATTGACTTGGAGAATAAAACCCCAAGGGAGAGTGCAGGTGAACGATCTATTTTGGGTTTGGTGGTGCGATAGACTTTGGGATAACCTAATCGTTTCGGACGAGGCTCGGTTTAAAGAAGCCCTTAATAAAGGCATTCTGCCGCTTATTGAAGACAAAGTATTTAAGATACTAAGCGAGTGTAGCGGAAACCACACTTGGAGAGCCGAGAGAGTCCTACAGAGGGCATCAGCTATTCATAATGATCCATATAGAGCCTGTGATCTGCTGTCTGCGATCTTAGACCTCTCTTGTGATAGGGCGTTTATAGCTGAATTCCACAATGATATATATCGAGAGGATCAAATCATGAGTTGCACCATATCGCCCGCCTCCGTTATTACAAGAGAAGGCAACCTTTGGGTGATTGACGGAAAGACAAAGGTCTCGGATTTAGACCAATGCAAAACACTCAAGTCTATCCCTAAATCGGATGTCGAAGCCGCTCCCTCAGAACCTTTGAGCCCTGTAGTCATTCAGCCTCCACCACAACCTATTGTTCAAACCCAACCGATTGTTCAGCAACCAAGCCAAGACCCGCTAGAGCTAGACCTTGTACAAGTTATCCGTTTGGCAGGAGACAATGTATGGCTCGCCGCTTTACTTGTCATGGCTGTCCTAGCTAAGAAATACATCGACAAGCTAGAACTATCCAAAGCCACACAAGAACAGTTAAACTCTCAATGTCACGAAAGACACCAAGAAGCACTTAATCAGGTTGGCACCATCAACCAAGGCTTATCCAATGTCACTAGAGAAGCCAAGGAATTGGATAGTAAGGTACGGAGCGAATTGGGGAAGCAAATGTCCGACCTAGAGAAAAGACTTCTCGCTGTAGAGATGGAGCTAAGATATCAGAAACCCGCTGCATCTCCCGTAGGTCGTCCGAAGAAAAATCCAACCGAGGATAACACCTAAATCACAGGAAGTTTCGGGGCGAAAGAACGCCGCGTCCCGTGTGAGGTCCAAAGGCAGACCTGATGCCCACACCGTATTTGGGTTGTTGCAGTCCACGCATGAATTTTGTTGTGCGTGTTTTTGCTTCAACGGAAGATTGCCACATAGATTCGGCGGATGATTTTAGTCCTTCATATTTGGAGGATTTGTCAATACTGAGAGAGATGCCTCCTATGGAGTAATCAAACTCATCTACTATCCAATTCGCTTGTAAAGCCATAGCCGCGAATTGGATAGCTCCTTGTAAGATGGGAGTTCTCCAAGCGGGTTTTTGTAGGATGAGTTGATCGAGATTGGAAATATCTTCAGTTTCAGGGGGCTGCATATTCCACCAATCGAGCGATCTTTCTAGGTACTCTAGAAGTTCTTCATCTTCCCAAACTTGCCCGAAGACTCTGTTGTAGTTGTTGATGTGGGATTCGTTTTCAGGGGGTCTAAAGTGATAAAACTTATCGGGATTAGAATCTCTTAAAAGCATACGGAGCTTATAGACCATGGTCTTTTGACCTTCGGTCATGGAAACACCAAGAACAACAGCATCGGATACCACTTCAAACTCTTGAACTACGGTTTGAGGTGGGGAATTAACTAGTTCTTTAAGCGTCCATCTTATCCTATATCGTCCAAAAGTCGCGGTTGTGGGGATACGGACGGAGGCATAGTATTCACCTACTGACGGGTTTTCGGGTATCCGTGCGGGGTCACCTATCAACACATCTGTTTCAGGTGGTCCAATATCCACAAAGTAAAGTGCGTAAGTAATCTCTGCCGCATTGGATACATTCCCTGCGGAGTTGGTTAAAAATATATCCAAATCTCCCCGACCAAGAATTTGATCCCTTTTGAATACAACAGCCATTATTTACCTCCTGTAATTCCTAACAAAGGAGGTTTAATAAATGCTTTAACGCTCAACCCCGACCGCCAGCACTTAAAACTTAGTCATAGAGGGATCAGTAGCTCATATCTAACCCAAATTTGGCATTACCGTTCTTGTCAGTCTCCATTCTAAGGGATAAGCGGCGTGTAGTTGCACCGGCCAAGGAGTTGGTAAAAGTGACCTCAACAGCGATGGTCGGTTCCTCTTGGGACCAGCCATCATAGCTATGTCCAGGGTGGGTGGAGATACCCGTCACCGCAGCATAGATGCTATTGAGATCGCTCCAATCCTCAATCTCTAGCTCGGAGTCAAGCTTCCCATATACGAAATTCTCAAGACTCTCACCTACGGATTTCCAATAGACGGTCTTGCCGTGGCTCCTGCGGAACGCGGCTATGTACTTTTCACCCATTAACTGAGCCAGTTCTTGGAGGGTCTTGGCACCACGAGCTGAGGTCTTGGTACGACCTTCGAGGCGAGCAACGCGAGCCTCAAGGCTCTGTAAAACTTCCGATGCGGTTCTTCTGATCATGATCAAATCTCCAAAGGATTAATGGATAGGGGATTATCCATTTACGCCCTTGGCGGGTACTATAAATAAACTATAAGTTTTCCGACTATGTGTCGGTAATCTGAGACGGCAACCATTGACTGAGTGAGGTATCTTATGGTGATTGACTTGGCGGAGGGTTCATTTAACGCGAGGAAGGTAGCGTTGCAGATAGCGTTAGAATTTGTAACGAGAACAAGACCAGCGGGTAAAATGACAGAGGTGGAAGAACTTGTAAGAGTAGCGGCTGTGATAGAGGATTATCTACAGCCTATGAGCGAGGATTGTTCAGGTGATGTGGATGGATATGAGGATGGCATCACAGACTAGTTAGTCCTTGGGCTCTTCTGTTTTGGGTATCCATTCATTAACGATGTTGGGAAGGACAACATCTTGTTCTTTCTTTGTCCTGATCGGGGGCTGTCCATTTGCGAAAATGGACAATCTTTCAATAACGGCATTTTGTAGTTCAAAGACTTGTTCCCTTAAGAGTTGCATTTGGATTTGGGCATCTCTTAGGCGAGCGATGAGAGCGGCACGATCAGCATTAGCTGTGGAGAGTTTATCTTTAAGGTCTTCGACTTCGCTTGGGTCTCTTCCGCTAGCGATGGCGAGCATACTAGAAATAGACCCTGTAAGCATTCCGATGATGCCGATCAAAATATCCCTGTTTTGTTCTACTATCTGAACATAGGATAAAAAGATGATAAGGGCGACAATAAGGAACATGAAAACTACACTTGCCCACCAGCCCCGTTTCGCCTTTTCTGTTTGTGTGAATTGCTTATTGTTCATGGTGGGTTTGTTTATTGGTGGAGCGGGGGTCTTTTGCGGCGTGTTCATTTGATACTCTTCCTGAGTAGATTGAGGACTTGTGTATACACGGCTTTGACGAAGTTGTTGACATCATCAATCCAATCGAATGACTGAAGTCCCGAAACTTCTCGAAGGAAAGGGCTTGAGAGCAGGAAGTAGATAAGACATATCCATAGAAATCCGCATATCCACAAGAGTTTGTAATAGAGAAACCAAAGTCGTTCTTTTCGTGTAAGGTTAACCCAACGGATTTTTGATTTTTTGAGCCCTTTTATTCTCTTTGCCTTTTCCGTATCGGGGGGAGGATCAAGGCTTTCAAGTGTTTCCCCTACGGCATAAATCTCTTGGGCTTGTCGAACACCCTTAAACTTGTACCTGCCTACACAAACATATCGGGTATTGGGTGGAGTGTCTTTATTGGTGCGGAAACGGATAACATTCATGGCTTCTCTTGTCAGGAGAACCTGTCCCGATACGCATAAGGACATGGTACGAGCAGCGATGTTTTTAGCCAATCCCTCTAGCTCTATCCGTTTTGCATTTGCAGCTACCCACACATCATCCTGATGGACTTCGATGATTTTATCCCAATGGATACCTACCCTAGCCCCAATCCCTGTGACAGGCGGGATTGTCTTTTGGTAGACGAGAGCGAAGTTGACTGCATCTATGACATTTTCAAAGGAGCATAAGAAACCATCGGAGCGGTCTATTTCTCTACCCCTGAAGCGATATAACAATGACCTAGTTGCTCTATCATGCTTTTGAAAGTGAAGTGCTGCGGCTTTTGCTCCATACTTTTGGACAAATGCTGTTGAACCTATTAGGTCTAGCAACAAAATCGCTAGCTTACGCTCCTCCATCCACACACCACTTTTCGGTGGTTCTACCATTTTTACACCTCCACCGCTATTAGATAAAACCATCCAATAATAGAAGCTCTATCGGGGTTGTGCGTATGTGATCATAGGGGGGCAAGAACAGATGAACCAACCTGCCTTGATAGACTTCTTAGCCGACTTGAAGACTCAAATAAGTCCTCACAATGGTCGGCTTGTTCAGACACAAGAAGAAGTGTCGCTTAAAGGAATATCTGTATCCAAAATGGATAAGTCTGCATATGGGCTTACATTATCCATAAAACTCTTGAACCCACCTCGCTTATCCATTACACATAAGAATAAGGTCTTAGTTGAGACGGATAATTGGAGGGACATAACTGATCCCACGAGAGACCCTAGATTTAAGCATCTTATAACGAGCTATCTACACAAAGCCTTTGATAAAGTATCCGATAAGGATAAATACATGGGATTGAGTTCAATAGAAGGGGAAGGAACGATGAAGAGGGCGGAAAGTATCCGCAGGGTAGTTAAGGCTTACTTAGGAGACTGATCCTTAACTCTTGGGAGGGGATGTCCCAAGATACATCTTCAACCAACTCAGGGAAGTTATCGTAGAGCTTCTTAAAATCACCAAAACTTGGTGTTACCTCCAACAAGGGAGCAAAGACAAGATATCGGTCTTGTTTATCCAAGACCTGCCACGCCTGCACCAAGTATCCATTCTGATCTGTCCAAAGCCCTCCAAACTCGTACTGCGTATATTGGATAAGTTCCTCGATATTGGCAGGTTGTGTACTCGATTGGGAGAACACTTCCCATCCCCAAGGTTTGTTATCACCTGAGACAATCAGATGAAACAAGCGGTCAAAAGATTGAGCACAGAAATCTTTTAGTTGTTCCCGCTCCTTTTCACATCCATCGAGTGCAGTTATTTGATTGGACACTATGTACTGCCCAAGACACTTCAGCACAAGATCAAGAACCTGATCCTGTTGCTCTGCGGTTAGCTTAGTCCTATGAAACATATTATCCATTCCTTCTCCATCCTTATGCGTGTGGTATGATGTGTAGTCCCCCTGTCCCCCACCCACATCTCAAAGGTTATGTTTATGTCCGAGACTGCACTTTATATTTATGCGATTCTTCTACCTAGCGGTGACATAGCTTCAACACCAAGCGGCTCTTTTTTTACTAGCAGGGAAACGGCTCGTCAAGCCAAGAAACTTCTCTCCTTCGAGAACGCTCAGGTTGTTCGAGTTCCTGTGAAGAGTTCGTCTTGGGAGCGTGTTCGATAGTATTTTTATTATTTCTCTCTCTAGGAAATCATCACTAGGAGAGATAAATTGCACGGATATTTCCGCAGGATCGCAAGTCATACGCACTTACAAGGTGTTAAAGTTAAGTATACTGATTTTGGGATAAGATACCCCGGTACATTCGATATGGGGGAAACCGTAGAGAGAGCAAAAAAGGTCTTAAATGGAGCCTCAATATCCGTTTTCAATAGCGATATTGAGGCAGTTCATAGGCTGTTCCTCTTTGTCTATACTAGAGTAGCTTTTCCATCAAATAAACTCAGCTTCATGAAGAAGTTTAGTAAGACTGAGGGTTTCGGTAAGAGGTTCAAAAAAATTACAACTGCGAAGGCTGCCGATTTTCTGGATAATCCGGACAAGAGGGAAGCGTTGAAGGCTCTATTAGAGTTGGCAACCTATCCTTTGGTAACGGATCACGAAATAACGGCAGGTCCGTTTAAAATCCAAAACCCAACGAATCTTCCTAGACAGGATGTCGAAACTGCCCAAAAGGTTATTGCCAAACTAGCCAAATACGCAACCAACGATGTTATCCCAAACTTCACAAAAGTCTTGTACGGAGATGTAATTATTACACATCCGCTAGCAGCCTCAGGGGTTCTTGCCACCTATGACCCTTCTTTGGATTTCATCACTTTTTACACGCATAAAACATTATTTGGAGGGAAGATAGGTCTAAGGACCCTTTTACATGAGCTAGGACATCGCTACTATAGAACAATGGAAGCCCCAAAAAAAATGGAGTGGGCTCAATGGCACATACAGGCTTTAAAAGGTGGTTCGGGTGCCGCTAATTTTGAGGCGAACAAAACCGCCATGCTAGGCGTTCAGGTGAAGGCTTCTTTTGTTGTTAACGACGACCCTCGTCCCTCCGCCCCCCCGAGTTTTATACAGGCTCTTTCCTTTGTAGGAAAGGGAAAACTATATTATATAGTCTCTGCTTCGACAGCGGAACAAACTAACCCTGGGTGTACTCGGAGGATACTTTCATCTAGAGATTACGAAGGAAAAGGGATGGATAATACCTATGGGATAGTACAAAACAATAAGTTGGGGGGCTTTTTTCATCCCATATCCACTCGTGAGTTAGACAGGTTAACCCGCATGGCAATAGAACTAACTTTGATAGAGGGTGCAATAGACCGTGGTCTCTTGCCCACCCGATACGCGAGAACTAACTCGGAAGAACACTTTTGTGAGGCTTTGTCTTTTAGAGCAGTTGGTGACCTGCCTGAGATTATGTCTGAGAAGTTTGAGATGATATTCTTTGGTTCTCGGAAACATTTGGTTGTTCCGTCTGAAACAGAGTTAACCGTTGACATTCCAACCCCCACAGCCCCAATAGCTCCCACAGCCCCCACAGAAGTATCCGCTGCTGTAGGCTCAAAGAGCGAAATGGATAAGAAAGGGAATGGACTTGCCCAAGGGCTTGGGTTATCCTATGTGAGTGGGCGTAAGTACGGAACCTTCGTGTACACGAACAATGAGACACTAAGCACTCATGCCTATATGTTCTTGGACTATGCTTCAGGCAACCTGTTTGTACCCAAGACAAAAGCCTTCCCCAACCTTGATGTGAATATCGCTAACCTATTGGATAAGGATGTGGCAGACGCTACTTCATTTACCCGTATGAGTAAACTCCGCCCCAAGTGGAGAACACAAGCGACCATAGAAGAAGGCATCGCTCCTGCTCACGACCCTCAGACTCCTGTAGTCCCTGATCTGACACCTCAAGTCTCAGATCAGGAGATGGAGCCTGATCTACCACAACCCCCTGAGCAAGTATCCGTTGATGTGGTAACGGCTTCAACTAATGCGGCTAAGTTGTTGGGGATGTCTGCCGAAGTGTTGCGTAAATATGTACGCATCAGATATCTGAACGAACAACTAGGTGACCCTCATGCTTATTTGTTTGTAGCCAAATCCGATGGTGCCATCTATACGCCCAAAGCGGGACACCAAGCCTCTACTGAGATGATTGGGAATATCTTTGAACCCAACATCATCAGCAAGATATTGCCCACTTCTTTGTACAAAAACGATAAGTGGAAAACCAAGTTCACCATAGTGGAGACCGTCTAATGGATACCGATTTAGTCACTAAAATATCTAGTCTAGTAGCGGAAGTGAACGACCCCGAGTCTCTGCTTGAGTGGTGGGACTCTGTTCCCAACACGCCTGCTATTCCAACTTATTGGAAACGCAAAGGTGAAAGGGCTGTTCTTCTGTCCTTTGGCTCAAGGGGTTCTATTATTGACCTTCGGCAATACACCACAATATTGGGCAGGGAGAAAACGCTCATCATAAATGGATGGATCAGTACCCCCACCTTTATCGCTCTCACCATAGACCCAAATGGGCTCCCTTCACAGGCTCTCTATCCGTTTCTCATCGTAGCCACATCAAGTGATTTCTTTGACCCTGAACGGATGGACTATGATGTTAAGACTCTCAAGCGTAATCCTATAAATCACTCCGTCCAAGCCACTATTGGATATGCTGATAGGATGCGTAAGAAAGTCCGCTTTGATGTGCCTCAAGACTTGTTCTAAGGACAAGCGAGTATCCCAAACATCACTATCCAATATTAGTGAGGTGAACGACCCATCTTAACAAGGATTTTCCCATGTTGGTCAATTGCCCCCATTGTCAGTTGCCTTATGTCAAAGAGCAGTCTTATCAGCGTTCCTGCATCTATTGTTGGAGAGAAGAACAAGGACACAAGCTCGGAACCGTGGATGCGGCTTTCCGCCGCCTTCAAGAAGAAGCTAAGAAGAAGATCAATACTCCCCCTCTCCAACAGGTTGATATAAGGTCTCCTGACGCTTCGTTACAAATGAAGCTCCAAGCCACACAATTGCTGGTCAATTCTCTCGAAAAGGAGGTCAGCGAGTTAAAGCGGAAACTCGCTGAACGACCCGTTCCTCCGCCTCCTCCACCCTCTGCTGGTTCTCTCACACAAGATTCTATCCGTGAGTTAATCACACTTTGTCACCCCGATAAACACTCGAACTCTCCTCTAGCCACCAAGATAACGCAATGGTTAGTTTCTCTTAGGAGAAGATAGGATAAGAAATGATAACCTGTGATCTCTGCCAAAAGACCTGTAACGAGTACTATGTACACGAGCTAGCTCCTGATATTATGCTTTGTCCCGTCTGTAGACGGATGAGTGCGGCAGAAGTCGTGAGACACTATCTTAGTGCCTCATGGTCGAAGTGTCATAAGACAGGATTAGCCTGTAGGACGGGAACCTGTGAAACCTGTAAGGACATTGAGGTTAGCCAAGAGAAATGAGTTCTCTCAAAGCGTCGGATACTTCACGCCACTCTGCCGTAGCGGCAGAGAAGGCAATAGAATTCGTGGAGGCTCGCCTTCCTGAGATACATGACCTGTTCTCCATAGAGAAGGCTAATAATGCCATCAAGGAAGCCCGCGATGCTATCTTATCCGTAGATAGAGCAATCGCGAATGTGGTAAGGGCATCTCAAGCCTTGGACGAAGCCCGAGCCTCTTTACAAGATGCCGTTCGATCTTGTAGGATCGCGAGCGAAAGAGCTTTCAGTTCCACCCCTGTTATCCTATCTGACACAACACCTTCAGAAGACCTTGTTGTCGGGCAGAAGGTGATTGTTCAAAATAGGTACAGAACCACCATATCTGAAGGTTTTGTAACTGATGTAAATGACGACTTTGTTTGGGTAAGGGGCGAGATTTTTAGCACGGAAGATCATATCTTCGTAGCCGTGTAAATAGAGTATCCCAAGGGGGGTTATCCATTATTAGTTAGGTGTGAGAGATAGATACCTAACCCCCCCCCAACAAAGAGAGAGATAAGACATCATGCAGAACATCAGCTTCAACATCCGTCGCCCCTTCGGCCCCGTCAGCCTGACCCTCAACACCACCACGGGCGAGGTGACCCGCCAGGGTGATGGGTGGGTTCCCACCACCACCCGCACCCTGCCCCTTGAGGGGCTGGCGGAGGGGCTGAAGATGTGGGAGGGCGGCAACCTGATCCAGACCTCCCTGCCCCGCCTCCCTGCGGAGGATCGGGAGTGGCTGATGACGGGTCTGACGGACTGAGAAAGGGGGGGGGCAACCCCCCCACCAACCAACCCTAAGAAAGGAATACAGATGAAGGTTTATCCCCCCAAGGTGATTAAGGCGGCTGTAGCCGCCCATGAGGAGACTCTTCTCGGCAAGATTGTCACGCTGATGGGGCGTGAGTTAACCGAAGAGGAGTTGGACACGATCAAGGACTCGATCTACATGATCAAGATGGATTCACGCGAGTGGGGTGAGGCTCGCGTGTATAAGCGTCATAATCTTGTGACCGAGTATCACGAGGACTGATCAGCCCTCAAGGTTGGCGAGATCGGCAAGTCTAGCTCTCAAGTCCTCGCCCCAAGTAGAGGGAAGCTCGGATAAGGGAGCTATGAAGTAAACCTTGCCCTTAGAAGGCGAGAAGAAAGTGTCCGTTCCTGCGGATAGTTTTGTATCCATTGCGAAGTAGAGACTTCCGTCTTTACCCGTCATGCCATATTTGATTGGACCGATGTAGTAACGGCTAGAGAATGCCTCTACATGGTCAATAATGTCGGCAAACTCGCCCAACATCTGAGTTTTCCTTGTTCTAGCCCCAACGGAAGTACTAACAAAGTCTTTACGGATAGCGGGAGTAGGTGCAGAGCCTCCTCTCTCATATACGACCACAAATTGGGTCTGTCCCTCAAACATGGCGAGATACTTCTGATAGGAGGCAAGGTTTTTGAACCCTGATCTATAAATGCCGAGTCCGTCATGGGGAGTAAGGCTCTTTTCACGCAGTTCTCTTTTTACCTCCAAGACCTTATCCAAATCGCCCTTCTTTGTAGCCCTCTCTAAATCCTTAAGAAGTCCTGCGATGCGGGTAGGCAACGCGGCTTCAAAGTTAAAAGTCCTAGAACCAACCTTACCATCAAGTAGCGGGGAAATGACGACTGTGCATTTCTCATCCATATCCTCAGGGCAGATCACATCTTTTACAATGAAGTAAACGGGATTAGCTGGATTGAATCCAAGTGCTTCGCAGTTCTTCTTATTGGTGGGGTTCACGCACTTAGAAGCATCAACAAGCACAATCTCTCCCACACTTAAAGGACCTCTGACCGCAGAAGGAATATCTGCGGCAGGTTCCTTAATGGATACTCCGTTACTCACAAGAGCACTCTTCACATTGTTTTCTGTCATGCCGATTGGATTGGATAAAATCGCCCAACAAGCAAAAGCACCCGTGTCGGCAGGTGAAGCCGACTTATCTACAGATGCTGTGTGTCCCTCTCCCTTCAGGATGGGGATTAGAAAGGGACGGATATCAGGGTTCTCTTTCGCGAGACGGATAACGGCTTTTCTTAGGTCGTTCATCATCTACTCCAAAGTTGGGTTCAGACATATTCTGTCCCCATAAAAAAAGTATTAAACCGAGGTTATCCGTTCTAGCTCTGCCTGTAGGTGATATTCGGTATTGGATAGTTGGTTGAGTAGAAGTGCCACGAGTGCATTGTTTAGGTGTGTGGATAGGGGGAAGGCTTTTTGTACTTCCACTAGAGAGAGGGAGGGGGTTGTTGTGATTGATGTATGGGCTTGCATTTGAATTTGGCGTTGCGTGTACCAAAGGGCTTTCCTCAGGTCTTCTAGTGTGTTCTCGCCAGGTTTCTTACCTGCACGGAGGATGTATTTGACGGCTGAACCCAAAGAGAAGTTCAGCCCATACGCCTCAATCACATCAATCGCTTTTAATCCATTCCCATCGTAGTGATTAGGATTGTTTATCTTTTCATAACTCATTAGTAGGCTCTTTATCATTTGTAGTGGTGTGGACATTTCTATTACCGAGGTCAACATGGCAAATCTATCCTCATTTTATCAGCTTTTCGGTGAACTGCCCACTAGAACTCTAAAGGGACTAGACCCCACATCTTCGTCTTCGCTTTTCGCTAATGCCCGAGGACAAGATATCTCTCTCCTTGCCTCTAGCGGGATTGAACAAAGAGGTGGTGTCGTCCTCATCAGCGGAGGTCGCGGTGGTTCCACTTCAGGTAGTAATGGAGGCGGTGTTTCCCTCTATGGCGGAGACTCGATTGCTGCTTCTTCTCAAGGAGGGGGTATCCAAATTTATGGCGGTGATTCAGATGTCCAAACAGGATATGTGACAATAAGTGCTTATTATGCACAGGGAGCACCTGATGTCGCTCCCACTATCACACTCGGCAGTTTTAGTGGCACCACAGGGGGGGTGGTATCCATTACAAGCGGGAAACCTGCAAGCGGTTCTACTTCGGGCGACATATCCATAACATCTGCAAATGGTGTTGGTTCTAATAGCGGTAGTGGAGACATCTCATTCAGTACAGGGAACGCCCAAACTAATGCCTCTAGTGGAGAGATTTCTGTCTCAACAGGCACCTCAACAGGAAACCAACCCACAGGTCGGATAGTTACCAAAACGGGTAGCTCATCAGGTTCTGCCGACTCAGGCTATGTCGAGTTCTCTACAGGTCTTACCTATGGAACGGGAAACTCAGGTTTTGTTCTCCTCTCTTCGGGTGATAGCAACCAATCTTCGGGCTATATTTCACTTAACTCAGGTTATGGCAGTACTGAAAGCGGATATATACTTATCCAATCAGGCTTCTCGGACACCATAAGCGGAGAAGTATCCATTATTAGTGGAGATGGTGGCTCGGATAGTGGTGATGTGTCTATTTCTACAGGGTCGGCAGAGAGCACAGGGGATTGGATAGCTACAACAGGTCAAGCTACTAGTGGTTCTTCGGGAAGCATATATCTAAATACAGGCACGGCAACGACCCAATCGGGATCGCTTGATGTATTTACGGAAGACGCTCCTATTACGGGAGACTTGACTATCCAAACAGGTACTGCTTCCTCAGGTAATGCGGGCGATATTTATCTCATAGCTGGCTCAGGTACTACCCATGCAAAAAGCGGTAGTTTGGACCTAACGGCTAAGAGTGTTATTTGGGGAACAAACAGTCCGACTAACTCTGATGTTCTACTACAGGTATCCGATGGTGGACTAAATATCTCTTCTTCCGCTACCATTAACATGACTTCTCTCAATGGACAGCTCAAGATTGAATCCTCAGATTCTATCCTATTTCAGGCTCCATACTACACTTTTGACACTCCCGAATCGACACATGACCCTGTAGAGATTGGCATAGGTGGAAATAACCAACTACTTCTCCCCGATCTCACCTCTCTCACTACTGAGAACTTATCCAATATCAACCTCACATTCACCAATGTGGACATAGACCTAGAGACAGGATTCTACCTCGGTGTCTCTGCTGATCAAACTATCCTAAATACGGATAACGCTACTATCCGTAGTAGAACACCCGACCAAGCCGTTCAACTCACAATAGGTGATGGTGTTTATACAGGGCTCGCTTTGAACGCCATTTCAAAAGGGTCACTCTCGGGGGTGGCGGAGGGGGATGTCTCGATTACATCTACTACGGGTGAAGTATCTCTTATCGCACCACAAGGTGTTAACCTTATTTCCACCTTGGGCGAAATAGATATTGCTGGGGCAAATATCAACCTGACCGGTTTCCACCCCACCAATCCCACATACATTAATGTCTCTAGCACCAATATACCCACCACAGGTCCTACCGCTGTGGATAATAGACTTCTCCAAGTAGGTGCTAGCGGCATCTTGTCCGCTCTCGGATTTAAGTTTCAAATTTTGGAAGTCGGGGTTTCAGCTACAGTAGCCTTAGGCAATATCACGGACCTCTATTTCAACATAGGTGCCGCGTACACAACACCCAAAGACAGGCTAATCTATAGTCTTGAGATAAACGGAGATGTCGCTTTAGATCATCAGTTCTACTTTAGGGGATACACCACAAATCCCGTTGGATCATCCCCTTGTATCCAGCTTCATTCAGGTACTAACAACTTTGGCAGCCTCGGCAAAGTTGTTAGGATTTATTATCTCATCTTCAACTCATAACTTTTATTCATTTATAATGCTCAATGAATGGATACAACACAAAGGATAGTGCAATGAGAAATGAGATAATCCGCCTCCACAGAAGAATAGCCCGTCTAGAGCGTATTGCAGGTACAACCAAGTCCGCAGGGGGAGTGAAAGAACTCCTTATGGATTCGGTGGCAAAGAACAAGAATAAGCTGATTAAGGCGTGGGGGGGCAATCCCAACGATATAGACCTTGAGTTATGGTTTCAAAGTCTAGACGGTGGTGATGTCTATGGAGCCCTTAGGGATGCTCCCAACAGGGAGGTTGCCAAGATCATCAAGAACGACATCATCAAACCCATCGAGGATGACTCGATGGATGAGGATGTTCCCTTTTAAGCCCCTGCGATAATCACATCGAACAACTTACCATTCCCCACCTTCCCGACACTCAAGAGTACGCCACCTGAGGCGGAGAGGTCGTTACACTCAATCTCTCCGATACAGATTTTAGCCCTTGGGTCGGAGACCTTGAAGGTCAAGCCCCCAATCGAGACGGAGCTATCCAATTTCGGGGTTTCGGTAGTAACCTGCGGGGGAGGGCTGATGGACTCCACTCGATAGGGGGTAAGAATAACAGGTTCATCGTTGACGATAGGTTCGACAGGTTCATCGTTGACCACAGGGGTAACCTTTGGGGAGATCACCCTACGACTCTTACCATCGATTTTGGTCAAATTAGAAGTTAAATTGCGAAAGTGGTCGGGAACCCGAGTGCCGAACACGCAGACAAAATGGCGATTAAAATCCGCCGCGTTTAGGAACTTGTGTGCGTTGGCTTCGATGTAGGATAAGTACAACGAATCAAAAGATTCTTTATCCTTAGTCTTAAGGGATGCCTTTAACCGCAGTTCTTTCCAAGCCTCAACATAATCCTTTAAAGGGATAGACTTATCCGTGTACTGATACATGAGGGAAGGGGGGATCGGCAACTCGGTGATCTGAGGTTTCAGATTGGGGTTTGCAGACGATAAATTTCCACGATAATCCACCCGAAAGTCAATAAAAGGGACTTGAGTGTTGGGGTTGTCGAGGAAGTGTTGGATAAACTTCGACCTAATACGCATCGGGGGGACTAACCTTATTGAAGAGAGTAAGGGAGGGTTCATTTTATCTCCAAGGTGGGAATTGTGGGTGGTTACTTACGGATAGTCACATTGTGCAAGCCGAGAGAGTCTACCTTGCCAATAGACAACTCGACTGACCCGTGAACGGATACCTCTGAAAAGTCCACCTGAACGAGTGTGAGGTGTATGGGAGCTGTAGCTGGCGTGATCTTGAATGAGCCGAGGAGTACATAATCCTTGGGAGTTGTGGTCTCCACCTTCGGGATCAAGGGCATATCTTCCACTAGGGTTTCCTTCTCAATCACAGCAGGGGTGGCAGGGAGATCATGCTCAATCTCAGCAGGGGTATCTTCCTCAGTCTTAGGGGCATCTTCCTCAGTCTTAGGGGCATCTTCCTCAACCGCAGGGGCATCCACATCAATCTCAGCAGGGGCATCCTGCTCAGTCTTAGGGAGATCATGCTCAGTCTCAGGGGTGTCCCCTTGGGTGTTTGAAACTCTACGAGATTCGAGAGCCGCGATAGAAGGGAGGTCGGAGGATTTAAGCCCAAAGATGGTATCGAGGGCAAAGTCCAAAGCCTTCTTCTTTAAGTGAACGCCGCTCGTGAATGTCCAAGACTCTGCGAGAGAGACAAGATTCTCATAGGCAAGAGAAGTGGGGTCTTTGGATACTTTCTGAAAGAGAGCGAGCATGGTGTAGTATCCGCTTCTGCCCGCATTAGAAGCCCACTCCCTTTCGAGAAAGCTAGATACAGACACAGATGGGAGCGATCCATGGTCACGATTAGGATCGTGCTTTAGGATGACCTTCTTGACGAGAGAGAAGTAAATCTTATCCCATTTAGCGACAAGTGACCTCTTTGAGCCGAGAACATATGGCAGGGACTCGGAGAGTTTGATCCCGATGCCCCACTTATGGGGGAGAGGTAAATGCCACCCGTGCTGTTGGGTGATTTCGTCCCACATCTCTTCGAGGGACTTATCATCTTCTTCGTGATTTACTTGAGAGATGGGAAGAGAGAGCATCTTACGGATGTCTTTTTCCGCCACAGCCACCTTGTGTACACACTCAATCCACAGGGTGTCTGATGTGGTGGCGTAATGGATAGCGGCATCGCGTAGGCGGTGGCTGATGTTAGACTTGAGAATAAGGATAAGATCGGTCTTGACCGATGGCAGTCCCCCCTTGTTGGGGTTAGTGTCCCAACAATGGTGTCCGACGAGGTTCATTTGAACCTCATCGCCTGCGAGTCGGGCATTCAGTTTGTTGATGAACGCTTCAGCGAACTTCAACTCTGAGCCGAATATGAATGTATTGAGTTCAAGCACGGATGATAACTCCTTGTTTAAGTGTGTCCGTCTCACCATTTATATGGAGTGGCGGCGGTTGGGATACTCTTTTTAAACCTTAAATAAGTGGGGGGGTTTTACGATAGGAGGGACGCTCTATGTATGTCCTAGAGAACACACTTACAGGCAGACTTCTTTACCCTGCGTTAATCGGAAGGGTAAAGAAGGCATATCTGTTCAAATCCGAAGCGGAGCAGGTCGCTAAGAGCCTAGCCCCCATCGTCCATCCAAAACGGATAGATGTGGTCGAGTTATCCAAGTCTGCCCAACTATGGATGGAGAACCAAAAGAGAAATGGATAACATGACGAAGGCGGATCGGATAGTATCCGAAATCCAAGCTGGAAGAAAGATGGGTTTGGATTTATTCTTGCCGATAGATACTTATCAAGGTAGGGGGGATGAAACTTCTGTGTATGAGTTATGGGTAGCCAATCCCTGTAAAGAAGTAATCATCATAACAGCAGGGTTCGTTGAACCATATTATGGGATAAGGCTATCCGAAGAATTGATGTGGAACAAAACAGAAAAGTGTTATGGGACGAATGACTTTTTTAAGGTTCTTGAAGGTGTGTCAGAGCTATTAGATTTATTTAGGTCTAGGTAAGGTTCTATTTCTTAGCTAGGGAAGCAACCCTGAGAGCGGAGGCTTTAAGAGAAGCGATTCTAGCGGGGTTCCAATTGAAAGGAGCCTGTTCAAACTTGCCCTTTTCATCGAACTCAGAATATTGGATAACCTCTAGTTTACAGATGGGTTCTTCATCGGATTCAAAGCGTTTCTCATAACCCAAGAAGTCCACATCATTAGGGATAAGGTAAACCACCATTTTCTTTTGCTGTGGGTCGAACATGATTTGAGATGTGGAGTATAGACCATTAGGGACTTTCCTAACAGGGATAAAGGGGTCGTCCATTTTATCCCAGCGGTATCCGTAAAGTGCAGGGGCTGCATCTTTAATATCGGTCACATTGGATAGTATTTCTGTGGCGAGTTCTCTTCTTCTTAGGGAGGATTGGCGATCATCTCCGCTTTGATAACCTGCATCAGGATGGTTGATGCCGTGATTTGTGCGTACATGGAGTTTGTGTCTTTGTAGAGTTTTAACAACAGGTTGGTGGATGGAAGTTTGTTCTATGATTTTTGCCCGCGTCCCATCTGATATGATGGTATGTCCATGTACGGGTACATGGAACGAGTTACCTGCGATGCACTTTAGGGCTTCTTCAATCGTTTTGCACTTGAGTGCATTTAGCAGGTAGAAGCCATCTTGAGAAATCATGGGTTCTTTCTTTTGATTACGGCTTGAACCTTCTTCTTCATCTTCGCGTACATTGAGAGCGGAGTTGACAATGGATATTCCATAGCTGTTTACGCCTTCTAGCCAACCTGTCACATTGTCGATGTAATAAAGAACCTCAACTCCGTCATACAGGTCGTGATAGATTTTGATTTCGGGGTTGTAGTTTCTATCCCTTATTTTCAGTAGGTAACGCTTGTCGTCTAGATCGAGGCAGGATATGACACAGGCGGATTTATTCATGGACGATTTCCTTTTGGATAGTTTCATTACTCTAGCTCCTGTTGAGTCGGATAGCCCTAAAGTTCTGCCCATTCTCCACCTCGCAGTTTGAGACAGCTTGCTTGGGTCTAAGACAAACTGCACAAATGTTTCGGCAAAATCTTCTTTCTCATTTGTCTTCCCGTAATCCGTGGGTATCCCCAAAGCCTGTTTCATTTCTTCGATAGTTCTCAGGTGTAGTTCTCTATCGGCTAGGGCGAACTCTTTTGTTTTATCCGATTCGAGTTGTAGTCCAACATCTTCCCACAATCCACTAAGCATAAAGATTCTGTTAATGTTTTCTGTAGCTCTTTCTAGAGCATCTTGTTCATTCCAATCTTCACGGGAGTGTCCTCTAACTTCGTAGAAGTAGTGGAGAGGGTCTTTAAAGAACTCCATGACCACCTTGCCCTCGGCGGTGAGTCTAAAGTTAGAGGGTGTCATGAGTGGTTTACGCCCTGACAACTGAGTAAACAGTCCGTGTATTTTCAGAATATCTAAGGGCGAAGCATTGCTCTTGACGATTTTGGGGTCGCCCTTGGCTTCTTGAAACATAGTGAAGTATCGAGACCTGTCCTCAGGAGTGATTGTGAACTTTTTGAGGTTCTTTTCAAAGAAGTCTTCTTTCTCTCTGTTGATATATTCCCAACCGCTATCCCAAAACTCTCTTGCCTCTCTTGTGATGTAGTTTAGATGCACCCAATGTCCTATTTCATGGAGCAGTACTTCATGGACAAAGTTAGCTAAGACTCGACCTTTTACGCCGAAGCTGTTTGTAAACATCTTTAAGGTTCGAGTAGTAGATATCCATTCACCTGCCGTACTTGAGCCCTGCTCTTGGCGGAGCAATTGGATAGAAGTAATCGAATCACGCATGATGGGGGTCATGTCGCGTTCTTTGAAGATTGCTTCTATGAAGTCGATCCCATCAAGGAAACTACGGACTTCATTATCCGAAAGGTCAAAGCTCTCAACATTGAAGCCTTTGTATTTGAATTTCTGATAGTCGATTTTCACGCTGTGTCTTTCTATGTCTAGAGAAGCCAGCTTCATTTTGTCAATGGCGGTGTTGAGGCGTGCGATGTTAGGTAAACTTACTGCATCGGGCAGTTCAAGGATTTGTGAAATAAGTTGGCGATACTTCCCAACGGCTCTATTTAGCCCAAGATACTCTATTCTAGCTTCCGTACCTACGATGTTTTGTAGTACAGAGTCTCTTAGCCGACTAGTGAATTCCATGTATAGCTCTTGGAGAGCTTGTGCATTCCTAGTTGTCCGCAGGATTTTCCAAACATCGGTTTTAAAGTTTTCGATGATGATGTGAGGGAGTTCTATGGTTGCAGAAGACTTCTTAGATGGGGTGTGTTTAATCTTCCATGCTTTCCATTTAGCGTGTTGGGGGCTAGACTTCAAAGACGGATCGTGACCCCAATTTCTGAGACTTATTTCCCACTTGGACATTCCGCTTTCGCCCACAGGATCACCAGGCTTGCCACCGAGCATCCTAGAGTTAAATCCATTTTCTTGGGCTGCATTATCGAAGTCATCATTTGTCCAATCCTTAAAGGGTTTCTCTTTCCGTCTTTTGATTCGATGAAAAGAGTCATAACCTGATTGGATATCTCCTGATTCTTTGGCCTCTTCTCTATTTATGGAAGCCAATAATCTATTGTCGTTTTCAGCCCAATCATCGAGGGCTTTTTGACTCATGTTAATAAGATCGTGCCACTTGTTGTATACTTCTTTTTTCTCTTCTTCAGACCTAGTTTTTGCGTATTTCATCATCAACCTACCTAGCGTATATTAGATACTAGGTAGGTTGATATAAATAGATTACTTCATCTCCAAGATGTATTGGTGCTGAACCTTGTAAAGCGTGGGATAACTAAGTCAACACCTGTGGTGATGGGGGCATCAGGATCGACCCCCACACCAATTTTGAGTGGATTATTTCCGTCACCAATCACTTTGGATATTTTCGCACCAAAAGATAATATCGGGGGAGTGATCGTGTCATCGGCGGATTTCACCCCCTTGTTCAAAATGGATAACACCACAAATCCAGCGGGGACAGAACCTCCACCCATATCAACGGATTTTCCGAGAGTCGCGGGTAGGAAGAGTTGGTCGCCTGTAGAGCCTTCAAAACGCACTCTAGCTTCAATAGCCGTGGTGTAGACCTTGATGAAAGGCGGGATGATATCCGACATCGTGGTCTCCTTTTAGATTTGGAACGAGGCGGAAATGTTAATGAAGCCCGCACCTGAGATAGTAACGGGGATGAGGGTATCACCTGCGGCAGAAGTTGTGGTGGTGAGTGTAGTTGTTCCGTTGGATGTGAACACAGCATGGGTAGCTGTAATCTCTAGACGGACGCTCTTGGCAACTCTATCCCCATCTGAGTCATAAGTATTGACCACAAGGTTTTTCGACAAGTTAGCCCCTGTGAACACAAAGTCTCCTGAGTCTTGCCACACGCAGGAAACTAGATTGGGTAAAGAGGAAGAAATGACATGGGTATTCACTTCAAAGGTTTTGAAAGACCCTGAGGCGAAGTTACCATCCGCAGACTGAGCAGGGATATCGGTACTGCTAACGGATACTGCCCAATATCTACCTTGATCATCAAAAGTCATACCTGTGAAGTATCCCGCTTCGTATGCAGTCTTTGTCCATCCACCTGCTGTCCAATCATAAATGGATGCTTCGTTCTCAAAGAGACACATAAGACGGGTGTTGTTTATGTTCTGAGGAGCCCAACCCAAAACAGGGAAGGTATCTGAACTATGATAGGTCAAGGAGCTAAAGTCGGAGGAGTCGATGGCAAAAGTGGTGATCTTCTTCCATGTGGCGGTTGTGTTAAGTGCCAACATGGCAGGGGAAGTGTGTGAATAAAAGACACTTAGATAATAATCCGCTCCGCTTTTGGTCAAAACGCAGTTTAAACGCATCTGTTGATTTGTGGTGTCGTTGTATTGCTTATAGGTCACATAGTCAGAAATCGTATCAATCCCTGCCATTGTCACAGAGCAAATTTCCATTGTCAGCGTATCGTTGGCTTTGTTCCAAACCAAGAGCAAGAAACTAAGGGTTGGAGTATCTGCCTTTGGTCCAAAGCAAGGCACATAGGCATAATAGATATCCGTTTCACCACCTATGGGAGAAGCCTCGAAATGAGTAGGTGTGTATGTATTTAATTGGGCATCAGCGATGTTTGTAGTTAACGCCACATTTCCAACGAAACCTTGATTGCCCCTGCGGTCAGCTAAAAGAGTTAAGATATTTGTGCCAGCGTTATACTTGTAGAACAAGTATTGTCCCAAGTTGGTCTTGGTGTAGTTGGATGCGTTATATACGGTGGTGTGACCAAATCCATTTCCATCTAAGTTGATTTGTCCATTATTCTCGATGGACATTAAGAAACAATATTCCCCTGCATTGTTTGTCCCTGCATAGAAAATCGGATTGGAGTCCATGTACCAAGCCGATCCTCCGTAAGAAAGAGAGAGTTTTGTAGGTGTACCTATGGTGATAGACCCATTGTCTCCGCTAGTGGTGTAGGTAGCCTTCCACAGACTAGTCTTTCTGAAGTTTTGGAGCGTTCTTTGAGAAGAGCCGTATGTGGCGTAATCCCTGTTGGCAAAATAGGTCTGTCTACCCGCACCTCTTAATAAAAGAGTCTTGTTTGTCGTATCCACGGCAAGGACTGCAAACTGAGAAATCCAACTTGGACTTGAGGCGTTGTATGCAGCTAGCGTAGCTCCTGATTCGGATTGAAAGTTGTACGCTCCCACATCTTCAAAGTCTGTATCGGATACTTCATGTATTGTTCCGTCATACATGAACAGCCCATTGACGGTTTCTCCTGCATTGAAGTTCATTACATTGATGTTGGCTCCCGTATTATCCGTAAATGAAATGAGTGACCCAATATCTATCCTATCCGACTTATCCATTACATGAAGTTGGCTAGCATTTATCCATTCCGACAAATTCTCGCCGTATGTAACTTCAGAGTCGGTGCCATTGGTGAAGGGGGAAAACACACTAGACTTGTTAGAGACTAGTGTTGCCCTTACAGGGTAAACCGTGCGTGTCCCCCCTATTGGATAAAAGGCTTCATTAGGTTTATCAAAGACGGGAGATAGCGTGGTGTAGTCATATGCCTGATCTCCTATCCAAATGTAGTCTTGATCAGGGGAGATAACCAAACCACAAGTGGTTTTGGAGATGTGGAAGTTAGTTCCATCATATAGACCGAATAGACTTTTGATCTTGGGCATTTCTTTACTCCTCCCCACCTATGGGTTGGGCTTCTGTGGTTGTTTGGAAATAGGATAACGCCTCTTCTTCGGAAAGAAAGGGAGCGTTATTGGGACTCGTAGGATTCCCTTTGGTCTGATACAACACCTGTCCGTCTTTGGATACCTTCAAGTCCCCCTCTTCCAAAGCCAAGGTGAAGTTGCCCTTGCCAATTACACTTACGATCATGCTCATCTCTAACTCCTAGTTCAGTTGTGGTAGTTCATAGAGAAGATCAAATCTGCACCCCCATAGTTGGCACAGACTGCACTCACTATCAGACTCATTGTATCTCCAGCTTCCAACAAGGCTTCCGTACTCGCCGTGACCACATACTCTCCCGCCTCAAAAGACACCTGATAAATCACATCAGTAGGGTCAAAATTACGGATAAGTTTTATGGTCGTAAACCCTGCCCCCTCAGGGGCTTGATCCAACGATACTCTGTATCCCTTGAGGTACATATCTCTCAAGGGCTTGTATGGCGTAGATGAAGCTAAGGGGATTATTTCCCCCACTATGTAGGCATGGACTTCTAGCTTAGTTGTCAGCCGACTCATTACACAACCTCCCATGTGTTATCCGTAGTGTTCGCCACTAGTGTGATGGAGTCATATTGCACATCTAAGGTGAAACTCGTGGCTCCATTGATCAAATCCCCACCCGATCTTTGAACCACTAAGTTATTCCCTGCCGCTCGACCCCTTAGATAAAATCGGATAGTATCGCCATCATCGACACCTGACAATAAAGGCAAGGTAGCCGTGATTGTCCCTGCCGCACTATTGACAGAGTAGTGATATCCCACAGCCGCATTAAAACTCACAGCTTGTCTTGAGAACTCTAACCCACCTGCTGTCGATAATACGCTGTCGATTGCGGATAAATGTGTACTGATACTATCCGTATTTAGTGCCACATAGTTGGTCGGACTCACATTAGCCGTTATGTCGTCCGATGTGATGACCGAGTTTATCCAATTTGTCCCATCGAATGAGAGCAAGTCCCCTTCATTTATTCCGCCCCCAATCACCACATCGGAAAGTGTGTTTATGCTCCCCAAGCTCGTGAGATTGACTCCACTTAGTGCGGGTAAAGTCTCCGCTACGGATAGTTGCAGTACTTCTCCCGCTCCCACCCCCGCATCAAGGGAGGCACTTGTTCCTGCATCCGTAATGTCGGCAAGACTAAGGGAAACACCCTCTAAGTATCCATTTGAAAACTTGAGGTGGTTCCCCCCATTTAGTTTTAGAACCCACATTGTGCTTCCCCCTTAGTGTTTGTAAGCAAACACTAAGGGAAACATAAAAGGTTTAGGGCTAGTCTTCCGTGGGCAAGTCGCCCACAAAGAAGTACCCCGTCCCACCACCCTTATTCAGCCACTCGTCAAGGAGGGCGTGGAGCATACCCCGCGTCTTGTCATCAGGGTTGACCGCCACGAACCCAAAATCCGAATGGACACCCTCGCCGTCCTCGCGGGTGTACTGAATCTCGCCGTGAACAATGGGGACTTCGATGTTCTTCATAATGTAATCTCTCTTTCTGTTTCAGGGGTCTCGCCTAACTAATAATGGAGAACCCCCTTTGGGATACTCTAAAGATTCTTTACGATTCTAAATCCAACCATCGTAGATGGAACATGAGCATAGTGTGTCCGTCTATTGCAGGGTAAACGACACATCATGCTCGGATCGCTCCAACCCCCTCCCAAGATATACTTCTTTCCATATTCATCTCCATCCCACATCCACTCAGATACATTTCCGCACATATCATATAAACCCAAGGCGTTCGGCTTTTTGAAGCCGACTTCATGTGTTGTACCCCCCGAGTTATCCCAATACCATGCCAAGTTGCCCAAATCATTCCCGCCTGAAAAAGCGTACCTCTTGTTATTAAACCTAGCGGCATGAAGCCACTCCGCCCTTGTGGGGAGGCGATACCCTTTAGATTTGGAACAGCGTGTAATCCGACCCGTCTTATGAAAATTGTAATAAGGCGTTAGCCCTTCTTTAACGCTTTTGGCATTACAGAACTCAAGAGCCTCTTTCCAAGTGACACTCTCTACAGGGAGATCATCTCCCCTGAACACGCTGTTATTGGACATGAACTCGCTGTACTCCTTCTGTGTCACCAAACAAGGCGACATGGAGATACGCTTCTTTGGCAGGTCAATCATTGAAAAACCTCGTTTCTCTAGATGGTGGGGGGGGGTTGCCCACTTCTATCCTTTATAGAAGTGATGGGCTACATACTGCATGAGAATCCCGCTAGCGGTACCCACATTGACCGACCTAACGCTTCCATATTGTTGAATGTACACACAAGCGTCACAAATGGATAAAACATCTTGAGAGATGCCCATCATTTCCTCTCCAAAGATAAATATATCATTTGGCTCAGGCTTGAAGTCCATGAGATTTATGGCTGTAGAAATCCCGTTCTCTACTGCCACTAGCCTGTGTTTATCCTTAAGGGCTTTGATCTCTTCGATCCCATCCAAATGGATAAGCTGTGTGTAGTTGTGAGTACCCACAGCTCCTCTTCTGTCCCATTTACGCTTTCCGTAGTAGTAAACGCACTCCACTCCAAACGCATTACCATTACGGATAAAGGTGGAGATATTAAAATCTCCCTGTATGTGTTGCATCATCACCCGATAAGGGAACGCCTTTCGCTCCAAGTCCTCCCTGATTTTAATCAGTTCCCAATCTTTGTATGCGTCTATAACATTTTTATCCATTTGCGGTGCCTTTTTTTACTCTATTTATGGGGCGTACCTACTTGAACCTACTATAGAAAGGTAGAGAACGATGTTTAAGACTTCTATGATCCGCAGAGCCTTTTTGATGCGTCAGGCTGCCCACAAGCATCTCATGAAGAATGCAGGGCCTTTGACGGATGTGAGTCATCTCCGCCATCAGGCTGTGTTTTTGATGGGTGCTCCCGGTTCAGGTAAGGGATTCGTCAGCAAGAGGCTGTATCTCAAGTATATGCCCGGTGGCGGTGCTGGTGGCTCTTTAGACCCCCAAATGTTTCAGCGTGAGCTTTCGGAGCAAGAGAGAGGACTCACCAACCTAAACTTTGAGAGCGTCAGAGACCGTATTGAGACTTATGGTTTTAGGTTAGAGGTGAATGAGGGGGGGAATTCCGCGACTATCCCTTTCCGCATTTATGACAACAACGAAGTCCTTATTCCGAGAGACCAATGGGAGGAGAAGGCTCCTGATATTGTCGATATGATTGAGGGACTAGAAGAAGTGGTTTTCGCAGCCCCCAAGCATGAGCTTCCCTCATATTGGAGAGTTGTAGACCCTGATATGTACAAGGAAGAGCTTGAAGGCTACTTAGAGACCAAGCCTGGTTATGTTCACGAAATGTCTTCTGAGATGTCCAAGGCGTACTTCGAGGCGGCTATTGCCACAGGTGACCCCGTTATCGTTGACGGCACGGGTGCAAAAGCTGCCAAGTATGTCGAACAAATTAAAGTCGCAAGAGATGCTGGCTACAGCATCACACTTGTTTGGATTTATGTGCCTCTTGTCGCCAACATCATCCGTAACTGCACAAGAGCTAGAGTTGTGCATATCAGCCATGTGACTCGCCTCTTTAAGCAGATGGCGATTACTTGGAAAGCCTTAAGCCCCTATCTCGATAAATCAAAGGTGATTAATACCTTTGACCCTAGCTCTTCGGGTGGTGATGCTAAGTCCTACCTCTCAAAGAAGAGCCTTGTGGACGGATATGTCCAAGAGCATATGGGATATCCTGATCTCTACACCTATATGACCCAATCGCCCGATGTCCCTCAGGATCAGAAAGACCTAGCGATGGGACTGAGATGGCTAAGTGGTGGAGCGATGAGCGATAAAGAAAGACGGATGCAGGAACTCCGCAATAAGTTTAACCGTTAATAAATCAGCCCCCTCCTCCCCGCTAATAAATCAGTCCCCCTCCGTCCGTTGGACTGCCCTCATTAAAAAAGAACACAAGTTCCTTCGCAAGATAGCCGAGTAAGAACAAATCAAACGAATCGGCAAAATGACGGTGTTCTATCTTTGAGTATGTCCTCTCATATATCCGATATATCCTAGGCATATCACCTCGATAGATACGCCTAAATTCCTCGTTGAATACTTTATAAAAGTAGTTCCCCCAAGTAGGACGGACAAGCATCTTAGATGCAAACTCCTCCTCCAACATCTCAAGAACTAGGTTCTCTGTCTCCCTATAGTACTGAAAACTCTCCATCTTCGCATAAACATCCTCCCTAGTAAGAAGCGGGGTCTGCTTTTTATTCGATCTCCTGTACATTCTAGGCTCCTCTTAGTCTCACTTATAGTGAATGATCATTAAGAACCTAGCGACTTTTTATCCATTAAGAACTGCCCTAAAGATGCACGAACGGATAACCACACACTCACATCACAAGGGTCACCTAGGTTTTCTTTACCCATCTGATCTATTTCGGAACAAATACGCTGAACAGTACTCACGGCAAATTGCTCTTTGTTTTTCATGATGTATCTAGCTACATCAGAAACTACATAAGTTCGCCTTCCTAATGCGTACCTAAAAGATAGGAACAACAACTGATCTAGTTCTTGTACAGATATCAGAGCCATTTGCTCTACACTTCTATTGTCCAAGACCGCAGCCTCCCCATCGGAGTTGACGGCATTAATCTTATTACTTAAAGGCACCTGATCTTCAGTAATAAGATATGTGTGTGAACCCGACATAACCACGGTTGCTTTTCTAAGCGTCATTACTCACTCTTTCTCTTTCAGGGTATTGGATAGTGCTTTACCGATCCTAGTGCAGAGACACAATCAAATCGTAGTCGCTGATTTCCTTTATAAGGATGATTCCCTCAAAAGGGGGTCAATGCCCGATTATATAGAATCTGTTTTCGCCCATCCAACACTTAGTGCGAAAGCCTGTTCTTTCAGCTTGAAGGCTTCCCGCTCCATCTCCATTATTTCTCGCGTGTGGAAGCCATGCGGACCCGACTCAAACACGAGCAGAAATAGAGCTATGCTGTAGTTAGTTACTCTGTTTACCGCCCGAGTAGCCTTCTTGTTATCCCCACAAGCCACAGCTAGCTCGACATCTTTGAAAGCCCTTTTGGTCAGGGCGAGATAATGCTTTGCTTTTAGGTGTTCCTCGTTTGGGCTACTTAGGGAGGGCGTGGAGTTTGAGGTATCGAATGTCGAGGACACAGGATTCTCCATTTGCGTTCCTAGCGTGGATTTTATGCGACTGAGGTACTTGGTCTTCGCTTAGTGTGTAGAGATGTACATCCTCGGAGACAACCATGTCTTTCTTAAAGACAAAGTTTTTGCTGACGATGGGTAAGAGGCTCAGGAAATGATTTATGGGGAGATAAGGATATATCTCCCCATCCCATATGGGGAACCCAAAAGGCAGGTACGGAGGGCAGGTGTACTGCATATCCTTCAAACAAAAAAATAACTCAACTGAGAGATATCTCCCATCTTGGTCTTCTTCTGAGTATGATCCTTCTCCCGCATAAATAAAAAGATCATGGTCTTGATCTACTTCAATCTTATAGAGCTTGCTTATGGGTCTGATACATTCAAATCCATAATCGAGTAAAACTCGTAATTCCATTTGGAGTGCCTTTCAAGTTTATTCCCTGTTCTCAGGGATTTAACAGGTTGCGTTATCTTCCAACAGCACCACATCCCCCCCCTTCACCACATGGAGCAACATCGCCATCACACCGATGTCGGGGATGTCGCAATCCTTAACGAACACGCGATACATCCCTATACGAGAGTATAGAGAAAAGACCTTCCCTTCAGTTGTCACAAAAGTCCACCCATGTGAGTCTCCCTCAACACGATGAGGGGTGCCAAACGCCTTGAGAAAGTTCCCCTCCTCGTCTGTGAGCAAGCCACCATAACCCTGAGTCGTGGTCATTGTAGCCTTCCTCAGAAAAGGGGTCGAGGAAAAGTTTCCCATAGAGACTTCAGATAAAGCGAGCTTGAAGGCGGCGGAAGTCGCCTCGTTACGAACTGCAAGGTCAGCGTCGGAGACGACATGACCGGGCGGGATGGGGGAAACGCTTAATACAACAAACGGCTTACTCATATCTGAACTACCTTTTGACCCTTGAGGGGTCTAATGTGGTCTATTAGACGGAAGCCTTTTGAGTACAAAGGCTCGCATCATCGGGACACACGGACTAATGGAATATCTTCGCTCGTCATACACTTCATCAAAAGGGGAAAGTTCTGCAATCAGCACTTTCAGCACATTTTGGATAAGTTCACACGAACTCACAGATTGGACAATCTTCACGGATTGATCCTTATGCTGTGGGAATCTGTTTTTGCCCATCCAACACTTAGTTCGAAAGCCTGTTCTTTCAGCTTGAAGGCTCCCCGCTCCATCTCCATTATTTCTCGGATATGGAAGCCATGTGTTCTTTCAAGGAGTGTTTGATATTCTTGGCAATTTCTTGAAAGATAACAGTAGGAACCGATTCACCAAGCGATTGCCTAATCTTAAGCTCTTCTTTTTTTAAGAATTTTGTTTTATCAGCCAATGAGAGATTGTTTAGATATTCTAAATCATGAACTGCCCATTTGAAAGATGATGGAACCGTCATCATGCACATCAACTCTCGGATACTAAATACGCGGTCATCCGCAGGATGTATCGTATTTTGACTAGCGAGTTGGTCATTTCGAGTGTGAATGCAAGGGCCAATTTTATCCCAATATTGACGCTTATATTTGTCACCATTTTTTTGTTGATTAATAACAATGCTTCCGTCTTTCACTTGGTGTGGTTTTTTATGATTGTCCTTGTTTTCAAATGCAGATTGCCCCTCTTTTAAATCACAAATCCACTCCCTCATGTGTTTTGGATAGACTCTAAAAGCATGATAAATATCATTTGAGTCAATTTCTCCGAGGATTTTAAGTGGTCTTAGGTGACCGATTACCTCTCTTAAAGTATTCTCTTTTTTTAACGATGGATATAAGTCATATGGTGATATATCATCTGCTAACTCATTCAAAACGCCAATAACTAATGTTCTTTGCCTACTTGAGCACGCTCCATGATTTTTGAAATTTATTGTTTTGGATATGTAAGAGTATTGTCCACCCAAGGCGTTTTTAATTGCACTCTCAATCGTTTTGTCCACATAATCAATATCCGTACAAATGGTTTTCATAAAAGCTGGGACATTTTCAAATATAAAAATTCTCGGCTTAATTTTACTGATTAGTTTAATAGACTCTACCACCAAAGAATTTCTAATAATTTCATCACCTTTCTTATTATGATTGGCGACCGACATCCCTTGGCAAGGTGGAGTTGCGATAACAACATCAATCTGATTAACTTTCTCTTTTTTTTCCCACAGATCAATTTCTGCGATCACTTGAGATTTGATTTCATCAGTAGATATGTCCCCATAGATATATCCACTTCCATACTTACACTTAGTATTAAATCTTTGAATATCCAATCGTCTTTGAATTAATTCATTAGTAGCTACGCATTCAAAACCCTCTGATTTAAAACCATAACATCCGATGCCCGCACCGCTGAAAAGACTAATATATGTTAGTTTGTTTTTTTTCATTTGTCTGTTTCTCCGTCGTTCGGTTGTGGGGGCTTTAACAACTAGGTTCAGTATAGTCTGAACACTCATAGGTCTTTCGTTCGGGTTCTCATTTCTTATGAATGGGCAATCTGGGGCTTGAACCCAGGACCGACCGTTTATGAGACGGGTGCTCTAACCAACTGAGCTAAATGCCCTTAGATTCAATGTCCCATCTGACTGTGCCGCTTCTATACGGCTGCCACCAGATTGTACGATTTAAGCTGAGGTTCACGACCGTAGAGAACATTGAGTACACCAAGTAGGACTCGAACCTACGACCCACGGCTTAGAAGGCCGTTGCTCTATCCAACTGAGCTATTGGTGCTTATATGAATACTATACCACGCCGGCGGGGGCGTTATAACATTTCAAATGCCCAAGGTCGGACTTGAACCGACACTCCCGAAGGAAACGGATTTTGAATCCGCCGCGTCTACCAATTCCACCACTCGGGCTAATGTCCCATCCGTTGAGGGGGGGGTTTGAACCGCTGTCGCTGTTCTCCTACACTAGTATAGAAACCTGACTAGGACTTCAAGGAAAAAAGAAGCATCAGCCCCATTTTAACAGAAAAGGTTTTTTATCCTTGGGGTGTAGAGGATATCTCAGAACATCTGAGATAGGAACCCACTTCCAATCCATGTGTTCGTCATTGATGGTGGGCGTAAACTTTACATCTACTTCGGCTAGATAGAGCGTGTACCCACTACAGTAGATTTCGTCATAGATTTGATACGGCACCCCGCTGCCAATAAGTTGCCGTTCTTCATCTCCTCCTAGCTCTTCATATGTTTCTCTGAGAGCTGTGGTGTAGTGATCTTCGCCTTCTTCAGTCTTCCCCCCTGGGAAGTTCCATGTACCGCCCCACTTGTCGTGTGGAGATAAGACCCTCTTTAGGATAAGCGTATCACTTCCACATATGAACATAACTCCTGCACCCATACTAGTTCTCCTTCTTATGGTGTCGATTAGGTCTAGGTTTTACCAAGTGGGCTGAGTTTTCTTATTTCTTTTATACTAGTTGCATATGTCGGTCAAAAAACCGACCCTATGGAGTCACAATCATGATAAGAAGAACCGCTAGTGAAGTTTTAAGAAGCCTTGAGATGAGAGTCTCCCGCCTTGAGGGTAAGACAGCGACTCGCAGAACCGCTGCCAAGAAAATCCGTTTGGATAGAAATGTGGAGCAGAGGGTGATGAGAGAGATCGCTGATCGGTTTGACATAGAAATGGATGAAGACTCATATTATTGGCACAACCCTGTTTTTGAGGTTTTAGCTGAAGAAAAGGGTAGCCGCAATGTGTCCGAAGGTTCAATATTTCAGCTTCTAAAGCTAGCGAATGACGACTACTATGTGGTGCTACAGGTCATCCCTTTCGCAAATGACTCGGACATCATAGGTGTTTACGACAGCATCTCTGATGCCCTGCGTGATTTCAAGCTAGCCAACCGCTAATAAGCCTTCTATTATCTAATGTAGCTCCATACCGACAATGGAGCTACATAGATGAAGTACCTGTATCACTACGAAGCTGAGGTTTTATCCGTATATGACGGAGATACCTGCACTCTTCAAATAGCCTGTGGGTTTGATATGTTCACGCGGGTGACATTTAGGCTGACGGGGATAGACACGCCTGAGATGAAGTCCAAAGACGCGACCAAGAAAGAGGCGGCAGTATCTGCGAGAGACCACTTAAGAAGTCGTATCATGGGGAAGAAAGTAATAGTGAACACGAAGGAGAGAGAGAAGTACGGAAGGTGGCTCGGTTATTTGTGGGTGGATGAAAATGGGGATGAACTTGGGGAGTCTCTTAATGAGGAGATGATCCGTCTAGGTCACGCTTCTCCCTATGATGGTGGAAAGAAGACCCTATGATGGGGGAAAGAAGAGCGTTATTCCTTTTCAGGTGCGGTTTGGATAACCAAACCATCTAAGTCCATGAGGTCAACAGGTTCATCAAAAGACGGCTCATCGGGTACCTCAGGGATAAAGTCGAAAAGCCCCTGAGTTTCGTTCATCCAATCCTCGTACTTCTCTGCCTTGTCGGACTCGTGCCAAGAGTCGGACAACCCATCAAAGTAGTCTTGCTGTGCGTCTACCACATCTTGGATGGCGTTGATGAGGTCGTCACTCTTGGACGAGACCTGCAAGAGAAGGTTCTCCAACTTGTCCCGAGCCTCAGCGAGGGCTGTGTTGTATGCCTCGATAGAGGCGTTGAGGTCAGCGAATCCATTTTGGATATCCTTTTGCTGTGCCATATTGAACTTGATCATGCTGATCTCCCCGTTTGGTTGGGTGGTGGTTGCCCCTCTCTAATGCACCACTAGAGGGTTTGGGATACAAAATTTGTAGTCTTTAATTAGGAAGAGCTAGTTCTTTACTATAAGGATTTCGTGAGAAGCCTTCGGCGTATTTCCTATTTCCTGCTTATTTTTGCCGACGCGGGTTTCACCTTGTCCATATGAATATGCCCATTCAGGAAAGTAAAACTCGAACCCCTCATAGTAATTACGGATTTCTTCGCAGTCGTTGTATGAGAGAACGAACCGACCTTTATGGGAGTGGAGCAAGTCTCTCAGCTTCTCATGGTCGAAGGAGTTATGGTGAACCGCGAAGTTTCCATTGGGGTATAGCCCCTTGAACATCTTGTTGTCCTCAGACTCCTCTAAGAAATAAGGAGGGTCTAGGTAGAGGACATCATTTGGGTGAGCCTCGATGACTTTCTCGAAGCTGCTTTCTTCTACTATGAGGGAAGGGTTGCGGTAGTTTCTGAGCTTATAACACATATCCTCCCATTTCTTGGGGGTATATATCGAGGAGAGCCAACCGAGATATTGAGGTCCGTAGGACAGGTTATGGTTGAAGAAATAATAGGCTGCTCCGATGATAGGGTCGAGTTCGATAGGGTTTCGAGCATAGTGGTTGGTATGCCAACCCACGAAGAGAGCTTGGCTTTTGTTCCAAGAGAGGAGCTGTTCTTTGATGGTGTCGTAGTCTGACAGGCTGAGTTTAGAGGCTTCCTCGTAGAGTTTCTGAGGTTCTGTGAGAAGAACTCGCCAAAAGTTTACGAGGATTGAGAATATGTCGAAGCCTAAAACTTGAACCATTTTCTCACTTGCCCACCGAGACTCAAGGCTCCCTCCACCGAGAAAGGGAGAAACGATAGTTTTGGGATAGCTCTTGGAGAATAAGTGTGGGGTGATTAGCTCATACGCTTTTGACTTACCACCAGGGTATCTTAAGGGAGTCTTCACGGAGGTTCCTTAACGCTTTAGACTTTTTATAGTGGTTTATACCACACCCATCCATTAGGGGTATGTCCCTAGTCCATCAGTTCTGAGTGTTTTTCAGAAGACTATCCGATACGGATAAATGGATTGGATAGTTAGGGGCTGAAGTTTATCTATTGCGATAAATGCGGATTTTCCTTTGTCCCTTGCCGCGTGAGCTCGGACAAACTCACGCCTAAAGTTGTTGGGGTCTGTTAAGTCGTTTGGGCTAGAGAGACCTGCTATGTAGAACATCTCCCGATCATTAGAGGTTTCCCTGAAGACAATCACCTCAGGTGAAGAGCCTTGTCGGTTGGGGTACATTATGGGATAGTTCCCCCAGCAGACGCTCTTTACTCCGACCGCATATCCCGCTTGGCTAAGATCGGAAGAGAATTCTTGCGAGCACCTAACGGATAAGTCCAACACTTCGGTGAAGTCCAAACCCAAGAACTTGCAGACCGCAGCTTCGCCGTACAGCCCCGTCCTCCATCTTTTTTCTTCCTCGTTGGGGTCTTTCTGATGGTCTGCTTCGGTCTTCTTCTTTTTTATGATTTTAAAAATACGCTCATCGAGGTAGTCCACCTCCCCTTTATCCAATTCGACTTTTGGATATGTGTTCTTGAGTGGTGCGACACAGATTTGAAAGTGCTGTTCGGCATCACCCCACTTCACAAGTTTTTCGGGTGTAACTGCGACATCTGCATCGTCAAAGTCTTTTATCCAATTCATGTTATTCCTCCGTTGTGTGTTCTCTTACATATAGGAATTGTAATGGTTCTATGAATCCTAAAAGGTATCTCGATATTAGGTGAGAAATATGAAATACGCATACAGAACACCCAAGTTATTTAGCCTACAGCCTCTTCTTAGGCTGTTTAGATCGAAAGGTATTGGATACTCCGTCGACAGGTTCAAGGGTGAAAGGGAAGACCGTTTCTTTTCGGTTATTTCAGTTGCCTTAAACGCTGAGGATTGGATAGTTCGCCCGCAGGCTATAGGATTAAAGAGCGAAGAAGGCTTAGAGTTTATGGATATTAGATTTACTAAGGTGAACTACAAGAAGTTCCACGAGTACATGATGGAGACCAAGGCTGAGTTAGCTCTCCCCCGTTTGGAAGATAGCTACATGGAACAGCGAGTAGAACTATCCAAAGAAGTCTTGATTGTTGTAGTGCGTGAGGACAGATCAGGATATAGGGGTATTTCAAATCTAATGGAGGATTGGGGCATCCGCACGGATCGACTTCTAAAAACCAAAGCTCTTTTACTTAAAAAGGCTGAGGGTGAGTCTATTGAACAAGACTTAAGGGGAGTACCTGCCACGGATATTTCGGGTAATACTTCAGCTAAGGAAGATAAAGCCATCGACCAAAGGTTCATTCAACCGATGCTTGAAAAGCATCGGCTCTCTGCTGAGATAATGGAAAAGAAGGCAGGTATTTTCAAAACGCACAAATCGAGTTTTGGTCGTCGGATTATTGCCGCCACCCACTCTTATTCCAAAACAACGGGGCGACCCCTGTATGTAGAGTTGGACAACATACTTGGAGATACCTCCATAAACTACGCGGGCTCTTTACTAGAGAGATATGCCTGTCAGCACCTATCGGAAACTACGCTGCCCGATTTCCTTTTAAAGGCAGAGCTAGAACTGAAAGACGCTATCTATTTACCATCAGGGCGGAAAAGAAATGAGAGTGTCTATGACGAGATGGCTAAGAAGATAAAGAAAGATACCGAGGAAAGTCTAAAGGCTTGGCTCGATCTCAATGGTGTACAACTTGGTCTCTCAATGGATACTTTTATCGACAGGGGCTTCCGTTCAACTGCAACGGAATATCTCTCAAGATTGAGAGATAAGATATCCGTAGCAATCAAGCCCAAAAGGAAACTCGTAGATGGCATCCCTGATATGTACGAAACTAAGACTAAATCTGAGTACATATCAGGACTAATGGAAAA